AGCGTCTTGAACTTGCCCACCGCCTTGGTCAACAGCGCCCGGCGGCGACTCGGGAAAAAATCGACCAACTCCTCCAGCATCGCGGAGGTGGCCTGTTCAATGGCGTCGCCCGCCATCGCACGGCCAAAATCTTCGTCCGACACACCGAGCTGGTCGGCCTGGGGTTTGCACAAGGCATAGACCGCATCACATAAAAGGATGGGGTCGGCGACCAACTGTTCGATCAACTTGCCTTCAACCGCCGACAACAGATCGACGTTGACCAGAGCCTTGACACGCTTGACCGCATCAACATTGATTGCCAGCGACCACGCCCGACCTGTGTTGTCTGTAAATGTTTTCATACGTTATGCGGAACTCCTTCTTGTGGGTTACGTTCGAGAAAAATTACACAACCGCGAGACGAGAAATTCGGAACAACAACACCGCGCCGAATGGCCTACGTGCCTGTGCCTTCTAACCATGCCCTGAAAAGTGAGAGCTTTGCGGTCACGCTGACGATGATGGCCTCCTCCAGGGCCTCTTTCCGCGAGAACGACGTGATGGCGAAATCACCATCCGGCCCTTGACCGTTGGCTTTGTCGAGAATTTTCAGCGCGATCAGCGCCGACGCGAGGAAAGCCGCTTTGATGGCGGTGAAGCCAGGGTCGGCGGGATTCCAAATCATCTCAAACTCACACGTACACTCGCGCAAGGTTGGGGCGGTCGCACGCCAACCACTGTTCGCCCGCGTAGTCACATCTGCCGTGCCGGCCTCCATCGTGAGCGTCACGTCGCGAACGTTGGACATTTCTGTCGAGGCCGTTGTGCCAGCGACGCCGTGATAAAGTTTTGCATCCTTGCCGAGAATAAATGTTGCCATTTCTATAGTTCTCCAATATGTGGTTTACTTGACACTGCCGGACCACAGGGCCGGTAATTGAGGCTTGGTTTTCTCAAAGGCAGGCCCCATGAAAGGTCTGCTGCCCGTATTCAGTTTTCCCTCTTCTAGGATTTCCGGGATCGTGACCGACCGTTTTCGGTTGCTGGCCGGGCCGATCATCACCGATCGTTTCACCGGGTCGTAGGTGTACAAAATGTGTTTTAGGCCCTTGAAACCAGCCTTGGCTTTGGGCCGTCCCTCGGCCTTTCGCTTACTGTTGATTGCACGCCGCCGGGCGGCCATGTGTGAAAACGGCGGCGATCCTGCCGGTGCGTGTTGTGTCGGCGGTGCTTCTTTCACGCTGGCAATGGCGGTTTTTCGCACCAAAGCCCCGAACTTGCCCAGGGCGGAACGTGCTCTGGTGTCCATTGCATTCGTCACCGCCGCACGGTCGAAGAACAACTGCGTAACCTGGGCGCGTACTTCGATCATGTGTTGCCTCACGCAGAATTCACGGCAATCTGTTGTCTCACGCCGAATATGTGGTGAACATGGACAAATCCACGTTGGTCAGGCGGCCCGTGTCGCCGCTGGTGGCGAGGTTGCTGTTGATTAAGTCGTACTCCAGGCCGGACACGAAGGAGCCGGACGGTGTGGCATACATCGGCAGGCCGAGCGTGATCAGTTGGCCGTTGATGGCCAACAGCGTCGGCGAACCGCTGTCGCCGTCCACCAGGGCTTTGAACCACGGGTGCGAACCGCGGCCCGTGTAGGCTGTGCTGGACGTGCTCCATGTGGACGACGATGCCGAATCGTTCAGCGTTGCATAAGCGGCGAAAATCTGTTTGTTCTGGTCGGTGTAGAAAAACGGAATTCGCGGAGTCGTGTTCGCACCGGGGAGGTAGCTCAAATAGTTCTTGGGCAATACCTTCGCTGGCACGATGTCAGATGGTAGCGGCGAATCCAGTTTACAGATGCGAATGTCGCGGCCCGTGGACGCCGTGCTGGTGTTTCGCACCGAAACAATCGTTCGCTTATACACTGTGCCCGTCGCCGAGGCGAACATCACCACATGATTCGTGCTGTTTGGCGCGTAGTGCCGGGCGGCGATCATGCTCAACGGTGTAATCAGAACCCCGCCGCCGCGCCCATATGTGGTATTCCACGAGTTAAACACAGGGCAGGCCGACAGGTCAATATCCGACAACACATGATTCGGGTTTCGTGTGACGGTTTCATTCGACCAGCTACGGGCATTGAAGATGTTCATGGTCGTGGCCTCGCGCGTCACGTACCCGTTGCCGTCGTCGATACCAACCCGCAGCCGCATTTGTTCCCACAGATACGCCCGCAAAGAACCTGCCTTGAATCCACGAAACGTTCTCGAAATCGCTCCACCGGATTTACTCACGCCGACCTTGATGTTCTTGGCCAATAGCGGGAACGAAACGATCATATTGGCTTCGTACGTTGAACCGTAAGTATCGTTGCTGGAATACACACGGCCAGTCGAATCAACATTCACGTAATAGTCGCTATACCCAGCCGAAACATTGCTTTTACGGAACGTCGCGTTCACACCACCCAGACTCGCCGGGCCGAGTTGCATCTGCGTTTCGTTCAATTCAGAGGTCGTTTCCGTCAATTCGGCATCATTCTGGTCGTAATCCCGCGACGATGCAGAAACATTGATCGAAACTGGCGTCGCCGTCGGCGTGAAATCGAACTCGTCAAACCGGGGTGCCCGGATGAACCGCTGATGTTGTGCGCCAAGAATCGCCATTAGATTACCGCCTCCCCGATCTGTACGTTGACCAAACTCGTGACCTGCCAGATGTAGTTGTCATACATCGCGTGCGACGGCTTTTTGAGCCAGCCGGGGACGCCGAGCAACTCAATGATGGCGCACTCACCGGGCGCGATGTCCGCCCGCGCCTTCACGGGATTGTTGTAGGTGCTGGCCTTGTTCCAACTCCAGATGCCGATAGTCGGATCAATGCCTTGGAAAACGCCGTTTCCGTAACTACCGTCGTTGACTTGTAACAGGGTGCCGCCGGTGTCTTGGATGTACTGATACGAGAACATCAGCATGATTCGTTGGGCAAGGTTCGGGTACAACGCCATTTCGATGTCGTAGGAGTACGGCGGCCATTTGTCGTCGTTCCGCGACCAACTGTGAGTCACCAGATCGGCACTGCTGGACTGGATGATCGAGTTCAAGCTGGCATTGTAAATGCCCGTGTAGTTGAATGACTGCACGCGCCCAAGACGGGGCAGGTTCGCCCACACGTTGTTGTCATCGCCCATGCGGACGTTGTATCCGTCCGTCGCAAACTCCCCACGCCGCAACACCACGTCGCGCAACTGTGTGGACGTACCATACCGCTGCACCATCGTGCCCACGGCATCGCCGTCCATGTTCAACGGCATTACGCCGTTGGGCACACCAACGGAAGACAACAGAACGTACGGCCCGCCAGAGCCGTCGCCGTCGCTACCGCCGCAAATTGTCGAACACATGTATGGCATAATTTAACTCCACGTTCCGCCGATGATGCTGATTACGTCGCCCGGCGCGCCTTTGACAAAGATTTTCGACAGGTCAACGCTGAAAAACTCAAACCACGAGGCCCGAGGCCACGACACATCACTACCGTCGTCGCCACGAAAAAAAGTGTTGCCAACATTGGTCGGCGGCACGGAAATCGTGACCGAGCCGACCAGGCTGACCGCTGACAGCGGCTGGTATTCCGCCGTCACAGGGACCGTCCGCATAATGATGTTGTGCATCAGGTGTTGCTCCTTTTGCGCGGGTGAGACGCCCGCGACACGATGTTCAGGCCCGCATCACCAGCAGCGTCAGCGTCAAGACGCTGGTAAACTGCCGCAGTTGCTCCAGATGTTCCGCCGAGTAGATCGGCGTGTTCTCCATCTTCACCCAGGCGGCATCGCCGAATCGGCTGGTGGTTCGCACGAAATCCGCGACTTCCTCCACCAGGCCCATGAGGGCGTCGATGAAAAAACTATCGCTGGCGGGGTCGGCTGGGACCGGGAGTTTTTGCTGAATGGCCACGTCAACCTGTACGGCGTTCTGGATCATCGAACGATTGGCGGTGGTCATCTCTACCCCGCGCGGCACGACGGTGACGTGGAGGGTTTTCATGTCCTTCAAGTCGAAGGTCGGCACGTAACACCGCCGCGCGGTGAACGGGCGGCTGAACGAGTGACCATTCAAGGCCTGAGCGACGGCGTCGGCTATGTCAATAATCGTGGCCATGGTTACGCTCCGAAGAAAAGTTTCCACAACGCGCCGACCGCCAACGCCACCACGGAGCCGGCAATGATCCACAACAACCGAGAACGCGCGGCCGCCGCAAATTCCAACCGCTCCAGCCGGGCTTGTATGCCAGGGCGACCGTTTCCTCTCACCGCTTCGTCCAGGCGGTCCAACTTGTCAAAAAGCACGCGAAACTCCCGCTGGCATTGATCTTTTGGACACATGGTTGGCTCCGTATAAACCCGCTACTCGAAAATCTCGTCCACCTGTTTGGCATGAATCCGCAACATCCGCCCGCCTGGGTCGCACGGCCTGTAGTGTCTGCCGTCCGGTAGTGACAGCACCTCGTACACCAGCGTTTTTCCGCCACCACCCGTGGTGCCGCCCTCGTCGGGGGCGTGAGTGACGAAAAGCCTGTCGCCGACCTTGGGCACAATGGGCGCGCCGCCCAGCACCAGGGCGTCAGCCGATACGATGAAATCCGTTTGCGGCGAACGGACCGTGGCGCCGGTGTCGTCGGTGACATCCACCGTTGTCGCCCCCAGCGTGGCGGCGAGTTCTACCGCCTCGCCGCCACGCCGATATACAACACACTGCGACAGGTGCGCCACCCGTTGCCGGTTCAGCCACGCCACGCCATGCTGAAGGAGATCGAACATGGTGGCCTCGCTTTCACTGACTCACGCGAACGCGGACGACCGTGTCGGCGTCGGTTGCGGATCGGACGCATTTGCCGATGAGTTTGTTGCCGGTGGCGGTGGCCGTTGCCTGCTGGAGCGTGGCGTTCCAGTAACAGTTCGCCCCGGCGGCGATTGTCGTGCCCGTGCCGGTCGCCTTGGGGAAGTCGAACACGCCGGTCACGGCCAGCGCGCCGAGGGTGTTGGCAGGGATGTCCACCTTGGTCACGCCGACCAGTTCGCCCTGGACGACGACCGCGCCGGCGGGCACGTCGGCGGTGGGCGTGTAGTCGATGGAGTCGCCGTCGTGAATGAATCGTGTATTTGCCATGTGTTGTTCCTTTTGAAGAAAATCATCAAACAGCCGTTACATCGAACAGCCCAACGCGGACACCCCCGCGTTCGCCGTGGCGAGGACGCCCTTGCTCCATGTGCTGGAGGAAATGGGGACGCCCTCGCCACGGCCTGCCGATCAGCCCCCGTCGGCCCGTCAGAACCCTTGCATCTTCAACGCCCCTCGGAAATCCTGCTCCCGCACGCCGAAGTCGATGTAGCCGCGAAAGACGATGCCCAGCGTGTTGAAGTCGGCGTCGGTTTTCTCCACCGTCGGGCGGTCCACGCCGTTGAGGAACGCGATCTCGATGGCAGGCAGGCGGTTGGGGTCGGAGAGCAAGTACCACGCCTTGGACGAGTGGCCCGCGAAGGCCGCGCTGGAGAGGTACACGCTGGAGACGATCTCGAACTTGCCCATGTGCGGGTTGGTGGCGGGTTTCGAGACGGATTCTTTGGTGGTCGGGTCAACGTGGGTCGTCTCGTTGAGCGTCACCGACTTCATCAGCATCTCGGCGGGCACCTTCAACGCCGTCGGCACCAGCAGGATGGTGGCGGGCACGCCCAGCGGGCGACCGTTGGGTTTGGTCTGCTCGGCGAAGATGACCTCGGCCCTGGTCAGGCCGTTGACGGTCAAGTCGCTGTCAACGCCCGTGACGAGGTTACGATGGTCGGACGAGAAAAACGCTTTGCCGTCAGGCCCGACGGGATTTCGCAGCCACAGGCCCCAGACCGCGTCGGCGATGGCTTCGGCGGCCCCCATGCCGATTTGACGCGGCATGTCGGTGAACGCGCCCATGTCGTCGTTGACGATCATCTGTCGCGTCAACGAAAACATGATGCCGTGCGTGTCCGCCTTCTGGCCGAACTTCTGCTCGTCCACCTGGCCGTGTTTGAGTTCGCCCGCCGGGCCGACCTGCTCGAACGTGAAATTCCCGTTCAAGCGATAACGGCTGTGTTCCTTGAAGTCGTTCACGCTGGCGATTTTCGCGATTCGCCGCCAGGCGTCCTCGACGTAGCTGTAGCCTTCCAGCAGCATTTTGTTCGCGATGTTCGACAAAATGCCCGGCAGCGACGCGGTGCTGAACGCCGCCTGGAGCCACTCGGAGGCGTTTCCGCGAAAACGCGGCAGCGGATGGCCACAGGCGATTTCGCAAAACTCCTGAATGCCGACGCCGCGCAGCCGCTCCGCCGCCGTCAGGACCGGGTCGTCGTAGAACGATTCGACGCGGGCCATCGACATGCCCGACGCCATCAGCGCCGCCGCCTCGAACACCTGGGGCGTCGGCGCCTGCCGCCGCGCGCCGATGAAGGGCGGAACCGTGGACCTGGAGTCGCGCAGGATGGCCAACTCGGTCTGCGTCTCATTCCAACCCTCCTCGATGGCGCGGGCTTCGATCTTGGGGTTCTTGCCGGCGCAGAGCGAGCGGACCGCATCAATCCGCTTGGTTTCGGCGGCGAGGCGCTGACGCATCTGGGCAACCGGGTCATCGGCGGCAGAGGCGGGGGCACCGGCGGCCTGAACGGTCGTCGTTGGGGTGTTTGTCTGGGTGTTTGTTTCGTCAGCGACAGCGGTGATCGTCATGGGGTTTTTCTCCTGAATTTCCGGGGTTTCCGAAGAGGTTGTGTCGTCGTCAACAGCCGAGGCGGCCACGTTGGCCGACGTGTTGCCGTCGGCACCGAGGTCAACGAACGAAATCTCACCGAGGACGGACCTGCGAACGACATTCACCGGACCGACGAACTCGCGACCGTTGACCAGCACGGCCTTGCCGTCCTTCACAAACTCGTGCTGCTCCACCGACGCGCCGATCGACGCCTGCCATGGGAAACCGTTCTTGGACGAGGCGACTACCTCCCGCGCCGCGACCGTGTCGCGCGAAATCACGCCGGCGGCGACAAGGTTGCCGCCCTCGACGCGGATGGAATCACTGTGCCCGACGCCGCTGTTGGCGTCATGGCCGAAGCGGATCGGCCGGGCCTGTGAGGGAATGGACAGGCCGGCCAGGTCCACGACGACCGGGTGACGCCACCCGGCGATCCGCATGAGCCCGCCGGTGTACGCGACCATGTTGAACCGGGGCAGCGGTGTCCTGCCGTCGCCCGTGTCGGCGGCGGCGTCGAGGGTGATTTCCATCTGGGCGGTGAGGGTGAACTGTTCGGGCGGTTTATGACGGTTCTGCGGCATCATCGTTCTCCTGTTTTT